TGAAAACTAGAATTAACGAACTCGAATCTCTAGTAACAACTAAACTCTTATGTGAACGTACTTTTGATTTTACAAAGCGAGAAATCCGTGAAGAATTTAGCTATAGCGAATTAATGGGTTTAGCAGTTCAGACTATCAACTCATTAATATTTGATGCCAAAATACCAAGCCTAAGAGCCGTAATAAGAAGAGAGCAAGCGTTTATAGTTTATAGACCACTCGGAAAGATTCTAGCTGAAGTAGGTGTTGTAGGAGAACCTACAGATAATCAGATGTTAAGGCGACCTAAAATTATTATATTCGGAAAGAAAGGGGCAGGACTGCGGAACAGAAGTATTGAAGAGTTAATTAACGCGCTAAGTAGCAGAAATACTAATACAAGACGAATCCAACTAATGGATAGACTTAAAACAAGGAATTAAAAAAAATGGAATATGAGATTTTTGTCGAAAAAGATAGCAACGGCCGTGTGATCGTTGATTTTTATGGTTTAGATTTCGATATCACGGATGAATTTGTTGATGGTAAATGTCATAAAGTGATTTTTGGTGACCCGATCGTGTTCGTTCTTAAGGGGGCAGAAATTAAAGAAGAGCCTGTGGAAAACTCAAATACTATTGAAGATTCTCCAGAAACACATGGAGAGCTTTCTGAGCCAGAACACCCTGAAGCTTCTGAAGAAAAACACGATGAAGTTACTGATGGATCAGAAGCACATGAAGAATCTGAACATCCAGAAGAGGTTATTGGATATTCGCCAGTAGAAGAACACAGCACAGAAGATGCCGACAACCATGTCGGAGCCAGTGAAGAGACTCACGCTGAAGAGAAGCCTGTGGAAAACTCTGAAGAGCCTGTTATTGCTCCAGAGGAAGAACATACTCCAGTTGAACCTGGAGCTGAAACCGAAGAAACTCCAAAAGAAAATTAGAGATTGATAAATGCCTATAAAAAGACAGGAGAACGATTCGGCAAAAAAGGTGGTTGTTTCCAAAAAAGAAACACCCACTAAGGTTTCTGCTTCAAAGAAACCAGTTCGAAAGACTGTCAAAAAAGTAGCAAAAGAAAAGAAAGCTAGAACCGTACAAGTCGGAAGAAAGTCGGATGGAACTTTTGCTCCTGGCAATACGTTTGGGAGAAACCCCGGCGGAAGGCCCAAAGACGCTTTCTCTTATCGTGCCATAGCCAAGGTGATGGCTTCTGAAGACCCAGACAGTATTACCGATGGCGTGAAAACACTACACAATATCGTTAAGAGTGCTGAGACAAGCCCGATGGAAAAAATGAAAGCCCTAGAGCTCCTTATTAAGCTTAATGGCAATTTTGATCCTCAAGAGACTAAAGATGTTTCAGAAAAAGAAATCTTCAATCCATTCGAGAACTTGACCGAAGATGAATTAAGGAAGCTTGCAAAATGACAAGAGAAGAAATAATCAAGTTAGGTGCGAAACTAGAGCTTGCTAGACGGCATCTCTATGATTTTTGTCAGGTGTTGTTCCCTAATTTTTATAAGGATGAACGTCCATATCTCAAAGAATTTTGTGAGTCTGTGGAAAACTTTATTAATAATAAAGACAAGCGTTTTCTTATTATTAACGCGCCACCACGCCATGGCAAGTCCCTAACAGCTCAATGTCTCACTGCGTGGCTTCTCGGGCGTAATCCAGCTAGCCGAGTTATGACGGCCTCATATAACGAAGATGTCGCTAGTGTTTTTTCTAAGAATGTCAGAAATACTATTCAAACCGAAAAGATGGGTGAACGTGTCGTATTTTCCGACATGTTCCCTAGGACTAAAGTCAAATACGGTGATGCAAGCGCTAAAAAGTGGACCATAGACGGACAAAGTCAGATTTCATATCTAGCTACTTCTCCGAATGGTACAGCCACAGGTTTTGGTTGTGACTATTTAATTTGCGATGACCTTATTAAGTCGGCTGAGGAAGCATACAACGAAACAGCACTAGACAATACTTATCAATGGTTCGTGAACACTATGCTATCGAGACTTGAGGGGCAGAAGAAGTGCATCATTATTATGACCCGTTGGTCTTCTCGAGATCTAGCTGGACGTATCATGGAAGCGTTTCCGGATGAGTGTGAGATTATTAAGTATCACGTTCAGAATGACAAGGGTGAAATGCTCTGTGAAGATATTTTGAATGAAAAAGACATGAATCTTATTAAGCGTGAGATGAATGTCGATATCTTCGAAGCAAATTACAATCAGACTCCTATCGATATAAAAGGACGATTGTATTCAGAGTTTAAGGAATGGGAGAAAATATCATCTGGCAAGGTCATAAACTTCACTGATACAGCTGACACTGGCTCTGATTTTCTCTGCTCAATTAATGGTATTGTGTTCGAAAAAGAGTTCTATATTAGTGATTTAGTGTTTTCAGACGAAGCTATGGAAGTGACTGAGCCTAAGGTCGCGGAACTTTTATTTAGTGGTGCAGTAAATATTTCTCGCATTGAATCTAATAACGGTGGACGTGGATTCGCCAGAAATGTTCAAAGGCTTATGAACGAACGATATAGCTCTAATCGTACCCAGATTGAGAGCGTCCCTCAAACGCATAATAAGGAGTCTCGCATTCTCGCAAGCTCTGCATGGGTGCAAAATCATGTATATATGCCACCTAATTGGAGAACTCGTTTCCCTGAGTTCTACAAACAGGTGATGAGTTACCAGAGGAAAGGCAAGAACGCTCATGATGATGCTCTTGATGTTCTCGCAAGTATTTATGAATTCGTCTGTGGAGATGACAGGAGACCGACATGGGCGTCGAGCAATGAAGAATCACGACTAGATCGTGCAATAAGTTTCTAGGAGGAAGAAAATGAAACGAAAAACTTTTACACTACCAAGAGGAACTCAGTTGACTGGAGACATAATTAAAAAGTTGATTGAGAAGCACAAGAAGTATATTGTTGATTATGCAATATTGGAGTCATATTTTGATAATAACCCTAAAATTAATCGTAAGAAACCAAATGACATTGTGGTTTATCATAATTTTGCTAGATATATCACAACGCTTAATGTTGGTCATTTATTAGGTAATCCAGTACAATATCAAGCTTCGAAAGGTGTGGATATTTCACCCATCCTTGACGTTTATAAAAGCCAAACTATCTCTGATCTTGACTCTGAGATAGGTGAAGATTGTAGTATGTTTGGGCGCGGCTATGAACTAGTTTATCTAGATGACGATGGTAATATTTCTTCTGCAAAACTTGATGTCTATAATACGATCGTTGTCTATGATAATACTTTTCAACATAATAAGTTGTTTGCTATTGCTTATAATCCTGTATTGAATTCATCTGGCAATCCTGCTGAAAACGAGTACGATTTAACTTTCTGGGATGGACTATATGTAACAATAGCCAAGCTCAGTGGGACAGATTTTACTATCACAGAGAAACATGTGCAACATAACATGGGATCTGTACCAGTGATTGAATACGTGAATAACCGTCGTTTCACTGGAGACTATGAATCTGTAATCACTGGTATTGACGCATATAACATTTTGCAATCCGATCGTGTGATTGATCGTGAGAAACTTATTGATGCAATTCTTGTATTTTATGGAGTTAATCTTGAACCAGAAGATAAGGCTAAGCTAAAGAGTGAACGTACCGTTGGTCTTCCTCAGGATGCTAAGGCTGAGTATGTTATTAAGAATATCAACGAGGCTGATGCTGAAGTTTTACGTAAAACCATTGCTGCCGACATTCATAAATTCTCCATGACGCCGGACCTTAGCGATGAGAACTTTGCTGGTAATTCTTCTGGCGTGGCTTTACTTTATAAGCTCTTAGCTTTTGAACAGAACGTAAAGAAGAAAGAACGCTACTTTGAAAAAGGTCTCATGGAACGCTTTAAGCTTTACTCTCACGTACTTCATCTCAAGAGTGAATTATCTAGTGAAATCTCCACCAAGGATGTTGATGCTATCTTTAACCGCAATCTACCAAAGAATGACTATGAGGCAAGCCAAATGATCAATAATCTTCGTGGCATCGTTGACTCTGCTTTACTGGTCAGTCAGTTATCTTTCGTTCGTGATGGTGAGGAAACCGTCAAGCTTGCCAAAGAAGAAGCTAAACCTGAATTTAATGATAATTATGCAACTGGGTTACCTAATGTAGATAAAAATAATGCAAATAACGACGAGGATTAATTATGAAAGATCGT